GAAAACATTAACAAGCGTAAGAAGGCTGGCACTAGCAGACCTAAGAGTAAGTCTACTGTCAGTCCTAAAGCCTACGCTAATATGAAGGCTGGTTTTCCTAAAACAGACAAGTATAAGAAGAAAAAGTGATGACAGAAAAACAACTGATAGACAGCTTGCATGAGGCTGTCACCCAACAACTGCTACTACGTGTACGCAGTGGGGAAGCTACAGCTAGTGAACTATCAGTGGCTGTTAAGTTTCTTAAAGACAATGGAGCATCCTTAGATGTTATCATGTCAGAAAGTCCTATGGCTAACTTGCTACAGGACTTGCCATTTGATGTAGGGGAGCAACTGCAATGAGAGAGGGTCCTAATGCTACCCTCAAGGTAGAGCTAAAGACACTGACAGGGGGTAACTGGACTAAGATACTGGATACTAACGTCCAACGTACTTACCTGATGATACAGAACTCTTATGATGCACATACTATTGAGGTAGGCTTTGGTACAGATACTGTAGCCCCTACACACGGCTTTAAGATTGAGGGTGCTGTAGCAGGTCATAAGATACCTGATGTTACCTTTCAGTTTAACTGTGCGCCTATCAACGCTGTATGGGCTAGGGCAGATGATACACATCCTCACAATATAGACGTGGTACATGATGACTGATGTTCCAGAACAACTTAAAGACTTTAGAAACTTTACATACCTAGTATGGCAACATCTAGGACTACCTGAGCCTACGCCTATCCAGTATGACATAGCACACTACCTGCAGCACAGTCCTAAACGCTGTATCATTGAGGCTTTCCGTGGTGTAGGTAAGTCTTACATCACTGCTGCTTACGTGGTACACCAGCTACTGCTAGACCCACAACTAAAGTTTATGGTAGTGTCAGCTAGTAAAGCAAGAGCAGATGACTTCTCTACTTTTACTCAGCGTATTATTATGGAGCTACCTATATGTCAGCATCTGGTAGCTAAGGACGGTCAGAGGTGGTCTAAGATAGCCTTTGACGTAGCCCCTGCTAAAGCTTCAGGTTCACCCTCAGTTAAGTCTGTAGGTGTTACAGGACAGCTTACAGGTAGCCGTGCAGACATTATCATTGCTGACGATGTGGAAGTACCTAACAACTCCATGACACATATGATGAGAGAGAAGCTTGGAGAAACAGTAAAAGAATTTGATGCTGTTCTCAAGCCCTCAGGTAAGATTATATACCTTGGTACACCACAGAACGAGATGTCCCTTTATAATACACTACTAGCACGTGGCTACGAGATGCGTGTCTGGCCCGCTAGATACCCTACTCTAGAACGCGCAGAGAAGGCTTATGGGGGCAGGTTAGCACCTCTGCTGTATGATTCTCTACAAACAAACCTAGAGGCCGTGTATGGGCTTCCTACAGACCCTAAACGATTTGATGATACTGACTTACTGGAAAGAGAACTAAGTTATGGTAGAAGCGGCTTTGCTTTGCAATTTATGTTGGATACTAGCCTCAGTGACGCAAACAAGTATCCGCTTAAACTAAGTGACCTAATGATCTACTCCTGTGATAAGGATACAGCACCAGAAAAACTGGTCTATGGTATCTTTAAGCCACTTCCAGAGCTACCAAACGTAGGACTTGCAGGAGACCGTTTCTACGCCCCTGAGGACACTATAGGTAGATCAGAGTATCAGGGTAGCATACTTGCCGTTGACCCCTCTGGTAGAGGCTCTGACGAGACTGCATACGCTATTGTAAAGATGCTTAATGGTTTCTTACACGTAGTTGACTGTGGTGGCATTGAGGGTGGCTACTCCTCAGACACTCTACAGCACCTTACTGACCTCGCTAAGATACACAAAGTCAACATGGTGTTGGTTGAGAGTAACTTTGGTGATGGAATGTTTACTGAGCTACTAAAGCCCTACTTACTTAAGACATATCCAGTAACGATAGAAGAAGTAAGACATAGTAAACAGAAGGAAGCTAGGATCATTGATACCCTAGAACCTGTAATGAACCAACATAGACTTGTAGTAGACCCTAAGGTCATACAAAAGGACTACGATAGTGTACAGCATATGCCACCAGACAAGGCTGCTAAGTACATGCTGACCTATCAGATGACTAGGATTACTAAACAACGTGGAGCTTTGGCTCACGATGATAGACTTGATGTCCTAGCTATGGCTGTACAGTATTGGGTAGACCAGATGGCTGCAGATGCAGACGTACAGATAGCTAGTAGGAAGGAAGAACTACTAGATAATGAACTAGATAAGTTTATGTCTCACCTTAATCTAGGTACTAAGGATACTAAGGAGTCAGGTTGGCTTGTACTATAGGTTTCGCTAAACTGTACCTATAGATAGAACCCCCCTGTTACATATATAGTATATAGTAAGTAGTAAGTAGGAGTAGACTTAAGGTTACTATAGGTTACTTATAGTGGACTTA